GTGACGATGGCGAAGACAAGCCTGCCGAAGAAGATGAGAAGCCCGCCGAAGAAGCAACCGATGATACTGCTGAGAAAGAGCCCAAGGAAGAAGATGCAAAGGCTGATGACGATGCCGACTTCGATTTCGAATCAATCGCCAAGAAGGCCCACGGCCTCGTTGAAGGTGCCGAAGAAGGTGCTGAAGAATCCGTTGCCGATGAAGGTGCTGATATGGGCGAACAGCAAGCCGAGACCGACCTCGGTGCCGAAGAAGCTCCTGTGACCGAGTGTGGCGACAAGGCTCCGGCCGAAGTTGCTAAGGAACCCATTGAAGAATGTGGTGACGCCGCTCCGGTGGAAGAATCCGTCGATACCGAGCTTGCCGAAAAGAAGGCCCAGGTAGAAGCTATCGCTCGCCAGTGCCGTCTCCGCCTTACCGCTGAGAAGGCCAAGAAGCTTGTCGAGTCCTACCAGCAGAACCGCGCCCGTTCCAAGACCGAAGCACGTCTCGAGAGCGTGGTCGAAAATCTCCGCAAGAAGGTCGTGACCGAATCCATCATCGACAAGTTCGCCAAGGAATCCAAGGCCGCTGCCGAAACTGTGACTGCCGAACCCGAGGTAAAGAAGCCGTCCGCGTTCGAGTCTATCATGGATAAGGGCCAGAAGGCGCTCGAAGAAGCCAAGGCTGTCGAACGCACCAAGGCCGCTGCCGACAAGGTGATTGCTGAATTCGAGGCTAGCGCCAAGATCAAGGCTACGCTCGATGCCATTGTCGAATCTGCCGCCTCCAAGGTGAATGCCGACAAGGCCAAGGATGAAGCTCGTTCCGCCGTCCAGAGCAAGCTCGACAACATCCTCGAGAGCGTCGCAAAGAAAAACGAAGCCTCTAAGGTGGAAGACCAGCTCGCCAAGATTGTTGACGAGGTGAAAAACTCTTAAATCATTTCCTTCTATATGATTAATAAACCGTCGGGTAACCGGCGGTTTTCTTTTTGCCTCCACTGAACTAGTTTCAAGGCTGTGCACTGATAAACTATAGCCGTCATGAATAATGGTCATTTCGCTGGTAAAATAAAGAGATTCGTCGACGATGCTGTCGGGAAGGCGCAGGGTACCGAAGGTAGCCTGTATAAAATCATGAACAGCCATGGATTTTATGATGTAGCCGACGAGAATAATGGCCTTGCCGACTGGCAAAGAGCTTCGGTGCCGGAGTACAACCAGCATCGTATTTCCGACTTGTGCGATGCCATAGCAGAAATGATTGGAGACATGCTGTCAAACGACGAATACGGTATCTTGTATCCCAAGCTTGATGGCATAGTCGGTAAACTCGACCTTAATGCAACTAAGAATGCGTCCCAGCTTGACGTGGTTGGCGGTGTGCTGGGCGGTCTTACTGGTGGAGCTTCGGAAACGGCTCGTCAGGGCATGGGGAACCTTACGGCTATTCTCATGGGTGGATTTGCGTACGATCCCGATATATTGCCCCCGATAGCATTAAATCTTCCCGGTCTGCCGCTTGATTTCGCCAACGCTTATCAGGCTGGGTCGTTCCCGGCAGACTGGACTTTCTTATATGATCATGAGACCGTAAAGTCGCCTACATATTATGCCGCCGATGACGGCAGTGTCGCCATAGGCGCCGGCATCAAGTTGAATACCGGCGGAAACATGCGACAGCGAGTAATGAAACTGATATTCTCAGTGCCGGATGTCGATGAAAATGGTCTACCGAAAGGCGATGCGTATGGTGGTGTGTCTGTCGAGGACTTCAATAAGATGTATGAAGTATCCGACAAGCAGTACGACGAAATCAAGGATAATGACGATCTTAAGGTAAAACTGGACGATGTCCAGATGCAACTCTCGTTCTTTCGTATGGTGCAGCTGATGGTGTGGGGCGCTATCAAGAACCCGGACAACTGGGCATATTTGCACTGGGGTTGCTTGACGCACAACGCTTGTCCGACCGCTGTCAAGACCGCAGTCTGTAGTTTCTTGTATACGAACGGGTTTGCTGTAGATCCTAATGTGTCCCCTTCTACTGGATTTCTTTCTTATTGCGTTAATGTCGGTATGGCTTATCTCACCGGGACTGATCGTCCCCAGTACCTATTCCTCCTACCAGGAATGTCTTTCAAGAACGATAAGGGAGAAGTATATAAGGTTGCTGAAGATGATGAGCGCGCATATAAGGCCAATACGGAAAATTCGGGTGTGCCGGTTGACAAAGACTTGGCCAACCTCCACTTTACTCTCGCGGCTGACATACTTTCACATCTTACGTATGGTTCCAATCCCAATGCCAAGGAGCTACGCCAACGCCGTGTAGACGAGGCAAACTTGATCTATAACTATGTCGGGCTTCCAACAATGAAGTTCGGAGACGCCATCATACCTAACGAACTGAATGCCAATGCGATGGACAAGCGAGGGTTCGGAAAGCTGATGAACGCCAAGATAAAGGTGTTCCCGAACAGCAATTCAACACTTCCTCTGGACACAAAGAACTGCAAGATTGTCAACTGGGCCGAGAAGGGGGCCAACGAGCTGTCCGATATCACAATCACTACGATCCGTTATATACTGGCGAAAGCTAAACTTCCCGGAATTGTGGTGACTTCGGTGTATCGATCCCCGGAGACCCAAGCGAACACTATGTTCGCCAATCGACAGAAGGAAAACGGGGGCATATCCGTTAATTACGGCCCGAGAGGTCGCGAAGTAGACCAAGCTTACACTGACGTGTCAGAAAGGGTAAATGGTGGTAAGTGCTATCGAATCGATGACCCGGCCGCGCAGAAGGAAGCTAAACAGAAGATGACCGACGTGTGTTACCGCTTCCTTAACGAAGGGACACCGGTGTCCAATCACGGATATGACCAGTCTAAAGTCCAAGCGGTCGATCTTGGACCCAGCAGTTCGAAGCAGTATTTCAAGTATTCGGATCAGGACATGATGCGTATGCACGTGGCATGCTGGGACGCATACCAGGAAGGGTATCTCCGTTGCTATCTCGGTCCAAAGGAGTATGGTGGCCAGAAGATTAAAGACCCGGCATTCCATATTGAGGTGTGGCAAGACCCGAACAAGAAGCATCCGACCGGTGAAGGTGGCGGTGCGACAATGCCTAGCGTCGTCTGCCAGAATGATGATGCCAACCTGAAGAACAAAAACACGTGGGATATGGTCTACGTAAGTGACCAGACACTGTAGGGGGATTTTTATGGCCGAATTCTATAAGAAAAAGAAGGAAGATTTCGATGGCATGGTATTGGCGTATCTCGTGAAAAGGCTCCGAGAACCGTTTACCGACAAGGATGGGTTCGGCACAAAGATTACTGACGACGCTGGGAACCAGGTTTCGCAAGTCAATCCGGATAATAAATGGGCATATACCGGTCTTGACCGGCTTCTCGCCCTTGTCAAGACAAAGCTCGGACCCGATGTAGAACGTTTGCCTAGCAAATTCGATGGAGTCGATTCTCTCACCCTCATGTTCGGCATGGATGTCGACAAGAATATGCCGATTTACAAGAAGGTCGTTGGCCTCGTGGAAGAAATATCATACCTACCGGCTGATAATCGTGGCGCCGGTGAGTTCCAGGAAGACTCCAGCGAGGAAGGTATGACGCTTGAACTCCGTATCCAGAGGGCATTCACGTGTGCACAGTTCCTTATGTCGTGTATCATAAACAACGGCACTGTTGCCAGAGAAGGCGTCATGGATTTCGACAAGGACGTATTGGAGACTGTCGAGGAAACATTCAATATCCGCTCGGTCGGAACCTACAATGAAATTGTCGAGTACCTCAAGAATGGGCGGGTGATAGACTATGCGAGCGTCAAGCCGGAAGGCTATCTGCTCGCAGTAAGGATCGCCAAGACCCTCATGGAGGCCGAGGACACCATTTTCAACAAGGAACGTTCGTTGCCGAACAACGACGCCGCTGACTGGAGGACTCTATCGAGCTATGACAGGTAACGGCGAAAATACGGTAACCTCGTTCAATGGGATGCCATGCTTTAAGGTAGATGCTGACGATTTCCTTTATATCGCCACTTGTGCCACTATGAATAAGAGACTTTTATCCAAGAATATAAAGAACGTCGCGCTGAGGACCTATTATGTGGAGACTCGTGTGCCGAAGTTTGCAATTGACTACGATGGAGTAGTTTTAACCTGGTAGGTGCCTATGCTTATCAAAAAGAAAGAAGAACGGGACAATATCGCCACGAGACTGCTGAGCCACGTGCGAGACTACGGCGCGGCCAACGAACGCGGTGCCATTTTCGACCGTGTGTTCAATAGGGGCGACGTAGTCCGCCAGATACGCGCATCACGCAATGTGGTCGGTCAAGGCGTTAACCAGATGATGTCTCCGGACGGCTCGACTCCGGACGGATTCAGTATGTACATGCCTGCACTTGGCATTAGCGGTGCCAAGATTGACCCGGATAAAATACAGAACGCGATTGCCGAGAACCAAGCCCAGCTCTACTGGAAAAAGAACCAAGAACGCGCTCGAAAGTACGACACGGTCGCGTCACGTTCAGAGGTGAACGAATCCCTTATACAGATATGTAATGAAGGCGTATACAAGGACGACGTCGACGAAATCTGCTCGCTTGACATCGACCACGACGCCCCTATTGGCGATCCGGTCAAGAAGAACCTTGGCAAGATATTCCGCCAGACCGTCCTCCGTCGAATCATGAAGTTCCACCAGAACGGCTGGGAATACATGAAGTACCTCCTCACCAGGGGACGTATATTCTTCGAAGTGCTCTACGACCCGAATACTGGAAAGATCGAGGGCGTCAACATGCTTCCCGAAGAGCACATGATAATCGTTGTCCAGGACAACCTTATCATCGGTTATCGCCAGATGCTCACCGGTGCCGTGGCCGCCAGCAATACCAACGGCAAGAACTACATCGACTTCTCGCCGAACCAGATCCTCTACTCATCGCTGGGCATGACAGGTCCCGGTGGCGTCAACGACCCTCGATCCATCCTTGAACCGGCTATGAAGCCGTACAACCAGCTCAATACCATCGAAGACTCGGTAGTCATGTACCGCGTCCTCTGGGGATCGGAAAAGCTCGTGCTCAAGGTCGACGTGTCCGGCATGACCAAGGCGACCGCCGAAAAGTTCATGAAAGACCAGGCCAAGATGTTCTCTCGCCGTATGGACTACAATACGATGACCGGCGAGGTGACCAACTTCGGTACGTCTCCGGGTCTCACCGAACACTTCATCATCGGTGTCGGCAACGGTCGTACCGGTTCGTCAATCGAACGCATGGCTGGCGGTGCCGAACTGGGTAATATCGACGACTTGAAGTTCTTCAAGCGCAACCTCGTCAACTCGCTCATGGTTCCTCCGGGCCGTATCACGGCGCTTGCCGGCGACTCGCAGAACTATAGCCAGGGAAAGATCGGCGAGGTTACCCAGGCGGAAGTCTCGTTCGCACGTCTCGTGCAGCGTTACCAGACTCCGTTCGAGAACATCCTGATCCGCCTATTCGTCATGGTGCTCAATACCGACAAGACCATCGACGATTCTATCAAGCTCCAGGAATTCTATACGGTCAGGTTCCGTAAGTCGAACGGGTTCCAGAACTTCATCGATTCCGAAGTTTGGACCACGAAGCTGGCCGTGTTCGATTCTATGATGAAGCACGTGTCGTCCAAGGAAAACCCGAACGGAGCGCTGTCCAAGCAAGCCGCGCTTCGCTGGGGTCTCCGTCTCAACGACGAGCAGTACATCCTCAACAAGACTTGGTGCGCCGAGGAAAAGAAGGAGGAGTCCGGCGAAGGCGGTGGCGACGGCGGAGCCCCTGACATGGGTGGCGGTATGCCCCCCGGAATGTAATAAGAAAGGCGGTCGATCGACCGCCTTTCGATTTTGCGGAATATAGAAAATAGATAAACGTCAATTTAGAACTTTTATAGGAATATCCCATGGAAACCAGGACCCTGATGTTTGAATCAATCGACCGGTTGGCTGGCCGTACTGGCCAGAAAGAATTGTGTGAGGCTATCAAGAAGGTGTATGACGCCTGCTTCGAGGCCCACAAGGACCGCACGACAGGAGGAAATTTCTTTGGCAAGACTATCCGCGACCAGAACAACTACGACCATGAATTTGGGACGTATAAAGATACAAAGACTGCCCCAGTTACTCGCCGTCGTTATGGGTTTTCGAAAGATGGCGTCAAGGGCATGGGCGTATCCGGAAAGTTCGGTAGTGCATGGGATATCAAGAATGACGGTTTAAATAGCACGGGCACAAATTCTCCGTTCTCCAAGTCGGGCCGTGCTGTCATGAAGGCTGGCGAGAAGCGCTTCTTCGATCCTAAAAAGGTGCTCGAACGTGACGAGTTTGATGACGAACGCGAATTTCGTGATTTTACCAGAGAGGAACAATATTTGGACTTGGATGGTAAGGTGTACCAACATGATCCACGAAATTGTACGGCCTCTGCGCATAATGGAAACTTGAGTACTAAGAGATATGATTATGAGGAATTTTATAACGATGGGTTTAACTGGACAGAACTAGTGCCTGAGGTCGATCTTACTGATGACGAGAAACAAATGAAGTTCGATTTGTCTAATGAAGGTGAGGACTTTGCTAGAAATAAGTTTGAAAAGGCATACAGTGATTATTCAAATGATCCGTCGGATGAGGATGATTTGCACGAGGTCAAACCAAGTGAAGCGGACTCGGATAAATATGATGGCGATGTCTGGGAAGGTTACGTATCCGGCGACATGTTCGGCGAGTCCATCGACAAGCTGGCACAGAAAACTGGCCAGAAAGACCTCTGCGAAGCAGTGAAGAAGCTGTACAAGGCTTGCTTCGAGTCTGCCGAAGACGACGACACCGACTATGCAGCCGTCGCTGAAAAGGCGGAAACTACGAAGCTATTCGAACATCCGGAAGGTTCCAAGTCCTTCATGCTGGACAAACTCGAGGAAACACTGGATAACCTCGGTTGCGCCATCATCGAGACCAAGGACCACTCCGTCGACGATAATCTCCCCGGTGTCTACGTCGACTACGTATACTCCGACGACGCCGAGACAAGCGACTCCATCGAAGGATCGGTCGGTATCGGATGCGGTTTCGACGGAAAACTCGACTACTACGTCCGTGACGAATACGGAACCAACCTCAAGGACTACGTCTGTGCCGCGCGGGGCGCACCGCTCGGGTACTCGAAACGGTACGCACGGTCGGAAGTGGAGGCACTGTTTGCCGACATCGCTACCGACGTGAAGAAGGTAACGGGACAGTAACTCGTTGAACGATACTTAAATAAAGGTTGCCATCAGGCGACCTTTTTCTTATATTATCGACATGGAACTGACCTTCGACAAGTGTTGCATCTGTGGCAAGACGTTCGCCGGTTATGCCGGCCTCTCCAAGCATCTGCCGCAAGCGCATCCGGGTATATCCAACAAAGAGTACTACGACAAGTACTACAAGAAACCCGGAGAGGGAATATGCCCCGTATGCGGGAAGCCGACCCAGTTTTCCGGTAGGTTGAACCGTGGATATTACGAGCACTGTTCCAAACAATGTACCGCCCTCGACAAGAATGTCGACGCAAAACGCCGTGCGACCAAGAAGGAACTATACGGCGACGAATGCTTCAACAACCACACCAAGACCACCCAGACAAAGATCGACCGATATGGCGATGCAAACTACGCCAACGGCGACCAGATCAGGGCTACAAAACTCGACAGGTACGGGCAAGCCGGTTACAACAACACGGAAAAACGTGAGGCGACTAAACAAGCCAAGTACGACAATCCTAACTATGTGAACCCAGGGAAGGCAGCCGATACCAAGGAATTGCGCTACGGAGACCGGAGCTATAACAATCATGACAAAGCCGAGGCGACCAAGCTAGCCAAGTATGGTGACCCGAACTACGTTAATCGGGAAAAGGCAAAGGAAACCCATACCAGACGGCTTATCGACAAGTATACGAAACTGTTGGAAAACAAGGTCTCCATAACCGGTTTCGACCAAGGCCTGTTCCATTGTGTATGCAAGACATGCGGTAACCGGTTCGACATACCAAACAATACGGGGTACATGAGGCTGTTCCGGTACGGTACCAACTGGTGCGCCGTTTGCAACCCGGCGGAAACGTCCAAATCGAAGACCGAATCCGCATTGTTCAATTACGTGAAAGGATTGGATGGATCCGCCAGACAGTCGTGCCGGGACGTGATCAAGGGTATCGAACTGGATATCTATGTATCGGAAAAGAACCTCGCCGTGGAGTTCGACGGTCTGTACTGGCATGACGAACGGCAGAAGGACTGGGCATACCATGTATGCAAGACTGAACTTTGCGAGAAGAACGGAATCCGGCTCGTCCACGTATTCGAGGACGAGTGGCAGTACCGAATGGACATCGTCAAATCTAGACTCGCCGGCATTCTAGGCGTGAACCGGAAGATATATGCGAGAAAATGCGCGGTACGCGAACTGGACTCGACGACTGCCGACAAGTTCGTCGAGGAGAACCATATCCAAGGCTCGTGCGTGTCCAGCTGGCGCTATGGCCTGTTCGACGGGGATGAACTAGTCGCCGTAATGACATTCGGCAAGAACCGCTTCGGGGATGGAATAGAACTGATGAGGTTCTGCACCAAAAAATATATTTCCGTCGTCGGCGGGGCGTCGAAGCTGTTCAAGGCGTTCGTGCGTAGCCACACGGAGGTTGAATCGGTCGTCTCGTTCGCCGACCGGCGGTGGAGCGGCCCGGACGCGTTCTATCCGAAGCTAGGATTCGTGTTGGACGGGATTACGCGTCCGTCATACTATTATGTGATTAACGGAATGCGGCATAATCGTATGGAGTTCACCAAGAAGAAACTGGTGGACGCCGGGTTCGATGCCTCCATGACCGAGCACGACATCATGCTTTCTCGCAAGATCTACCGGATATACGACTGCGGAAACTACCGCTACGTATGGAATAGAACTTAAGAAAAATACTCCTTATCGATTCAAAGGACGGCCATTTGGTCGTCCTTTTTCATTTCAATGCACATTTTAGCACCCTTTTTTCACGCGTTTTTTGATACCCCTAAACAATATATCAAGAAACGCCTTTCAGAGCCGTGCCGTGTTGGTGCTGCCGAGGAGGCAAAACAAACCAACAACGAAGGACTACTTATATGCAGACTCTTCAAAAGAAAAACCTGTCGAATAAGTGGCGCACCATTCTTGAATCCAACCTTGGTCGTCCTATTCGCACTCGCGCTGAAGCCAGCGTGATCGCTACCCTTCTGGAAAACCAGAACAAGTTGAACCGTGGCGCCTTGCTCGAAGCTGCCAACGTCTCCGCCGACGTTGCCCAGTACCAGCAGTACGCTCTCCCGATGATTCGCCGTCAGTTCCCTGAACTGCTCGCGATGCAGACGGTTACGGTTATCCCGACCACCACCCCGCAGGGTATCTACTTCGCTCTCCGTTACCTCTACGATAACGAACCGCTGAAGTCGACCGCCTTCCGTCAGGGTCAGAAGCAGGAAATCGGCTACGACCTCGTGGCTGACCATACCGGCTTCGCTGGCACGTTCAACCCCTGGACGACCGGCATGGGCGAAATGCTTTCCAACTACATGGAAGGCACTGGTGTGACTGGCGCTTCCGCCAACGGCAACACCTTCGATCCTAAGGAACCGGGTCTCCTCTACAACAACTTCGGTGGTTCCTACCTCGCTGGTGACGACCAGTACGGTGCCTACAGCTTCAACATCAAGAAAGCCTCCATCAAGGTGATCTCTGGTGCCATCCGCGTGGGTACTCGTGCTATCAAGTCTCACTACACCATCGAACTCCAGCAGGATATGGCCGCTGCTCATGGTCAGGACGTTGAAGCCCTTCTCCTCGAAGGTCTCCAGTTCGAAATCCAACAGAACATCGACCGTGAAATCCTCCAGGCGATGGTGCTTGTTGCTCAGACCCCGGCTCTCGGTGGCGAAGCTGCCATCCAGATCGACCTCGCTGATGCTACCCGCCTGAACGCTGGCATGGGTCGCTGGGCCGCTGAACGCATCGCCGGTGGTATCGTGAACACGATCATCGCCGTGTCCCGCAAGATCGCCCTTACGACTCGTATGGGTTGCGGTAACTTCGCGATCGTCTCTCCGGACATCGCCGCTGCTGTGGCTACCCTCAACAACGGTATCTACACTCCGACCTACCTCCAGACTGACGCTGCTGTCCAGCCGAGTGGCGGTGTGGCCGACGCAGGTTCTCTCCTGAACGGCAACATCAAGCTCTACCAGGACATCTACGCGAATGCCTCGTATGCTCTCGTTGGCTACAAGGGCCCGAGACAAGGTGAGTCTGGTATCATCATGATGCCTTACATCCCTTACATCTTCTGCAAGACCGCTGGTCAGGAAGATGGTTCTCCGCGTCTCATTGTCAAGAGCCGTTACGCCATCGTGGCTAACCTCCTCGGTGCCGGCCAGTTCTACCGTGTCATCCACTTCGCAAACGTGTCTAGCGTCATTGCGGGTATTGACCTCGAGAACATGCCTTGGCAGTCGAACGGTTCTCTCGCTGGTGCTTCTCTCGAAGCTGGCCTCTCTTACGAAACTGTGCCGAACGGCATGGTCAACGTTCCGGGTGGCCTCTCCTATGAGGACAACAACTGGTAATCTTTACCAGCTGTCAGCCTGACGCTACTAGAAGGGCGGTGGAGTTATCCACCGCCTTTCTCAACATATAATATCATTCTTATCGCAATAAAATTGCTATATTTACCGAAACACCAGTGGACAACCAATTATAAAAGTTATCGAGGACTGGCTATGTTGTCACAGAATAAAGATGGATTGTACGAATGCGCCGTCTGTCATAATTTCGTTACAGACAATGGCAAATCATTGTCTATTCATGTTAATCGCGTGCATCAAATGGATGCCAAATCCTACTATGATGAGTATTGCAAGACTGATGGTGAAGGATGTTGCAAGGTATGCGGAAATCCAGTTAGATTTAAGTCTTTAGTATGTGGGTATCGAGATACCTGTTCCACGAAGTGTATGTGGAAATTGTTAAAAGATGATCCTGTTAGAATGGCCGAACGTACCGAAAAAACAAAGGCTACTTGCATGGATAGATATGGTACTACCAATGGTGGTGCATCCAAGATGGCGCAAGAAAAGGCTCAGTGTACTAATCTAAAACGTCGTGGCGTAAAGTTCGTATCACAAGACCCTGCGGTCAAAGCAAAAACGAAGGAAACTTGTCAGATTCGTTACGGAGCCACAACGTATATACAGAGTGAAAGGGGTGCTCAAGCTATACGGAATACTAATATGCAAAAGTATGGCCGTGAGTATTTTTTCGCTGGTGAAGAAGGAAAGAAGGCATCTCGAGATGGCTACCGGGCAAAGCATGGGGTAGACCACAATATGCATGATCCAGTATTCCTCGAGAAGTGGAAAGAATACCAGATGGCCGCAAATGATGGAAAATATTTTGTTCAAACGGATGAATTTAGAGAGAAAAGTAAGAAAACGCAGTTTGCTAAATATGGTAATTGGTATTCCGCAACGGAGGTTGGGCGGGCCAAGTATCGTGCTACGATTCTGGGTATGTATGGTGTTGATGAATATTTTCGTAGCGAAGACTTTAAAACCAAGGCGAAGACAACGATACTTAGTAAATATAACGTCGACAATTACGCCAAGACGGATGAATGGCATTCGAAGGTAAACACTACGTGTCAAGCCAAATATGGCGCTTTATATGTTACACAGACCCAACAGCAAAAAGAAAAGTCAAGAATTACTTGTATGCAGCGGTATGGTGTTCCTAATTATGCGATGACTGATGAATGCCAACAACGTATATCAGAAACTACGCGTAGTCGGTATGGTGTAGATCGGATAGCACAGTCGGCTGAAGGTCGTCAAAAAATGGCGGATACCATGGCTAAAAGGTATGGCGATACATGCTATGCATCAAGCAGTGAATTTCGTAAGATCATGGGAGAGCGTTATGAAGAATTATTAAAGAAAGTAGACTGCGAAATCATTGCAGTTGATGGCTGGTTCAAAGTACGATATCACTGCAATGTATGTGGTACTGATTGTACCGAGCAAGCGCAATTTATCCGGCATCGTATTCGTAATAATATCTCCCCATGTACAACATGCGTAGTTAAGAATCCGCCTGTATCTATAGGAGAAACTGAGGTTAGGAGTTATGTTGAATCATTGGGTTGTGATGTCAGTCATTATGATGTCGATTTTCTCGGAAAATTGGGTGCAGATATTGTAATTGAATCCAATAAAATCATTATAGAATATGATGGCCTATATTGGCATTCGGAACTATATAAGCCAAAAAATTACCACTTACTAAAGAAATTGCTTGCCGAAGATAAAGGATATAGACTTATACATATATTTTCCGATGAATGGGCGTACAAGAAGGACATCGTGAAGTCTAGACTTCGTTATTTGCTCGGTAAGATGAAGAGTACTAATCGGTTGTATGCAAGGGAATGCGAAGTTGGCTATGTTGCGCCGCATCTTGCGCGTGAATTTCTTGAACGTAACCATATTCAAGGGAATGTAAATGCATCGGCTCGTTATGGTTTATTCAAGGAAGGAACTTTAGTATCGTTGATGACATTCGGTAAAAGTCGCTTTGAGCCTGGTGTTACCGAACTGCTGCGTTTTTGTTCCGATAAAGATATCAATGTGGTCGGTGGTGCTGGAAAGCTATTCAACGCGTTCGTGAAAGATCATCCCGATGTTGATCACATCGTTTCCTATGCAGATGCTCGTTGGAGCACTAGTCATGCGTTCTATGAAAAGCTTGGATTTGTTTTCACTGCAATGAGTAATCCGGGGTATTCTATAGTCGACGGAGACGTTCGCAAAAATCGAATGCAGTATCAACGGCACAAAATAGCTCGACCGGTCGATGAAGGTAAAACCGAACATGAAATAACGCTTGAGCTAGGATTATATCGGATATATGATTGCGGTCAATATCGTTATGATTGGACTCGCAATGATGAAAATTGTCTGAATCATTTAACGTAACTTTCGTTGATAACCTTGATTTTGGCCGTTATTTCGGCTAGTTCTTCTGGTTTGAACATGAGTTCGCCGTGAGTGTACCAGAAATAGTCGTCCCGGAGAAGCCGGCGGAACTCGGTGACCGTCTGCAAGTGTACTGAACTGAATCCGAGTCCTCGCGCGAAGTCAGACACGTTGCCGATGTCACACATGTTCCGCCGGCTCACTGTATAGATCAGTTTGGTGTTCCATCCGTATGCATGTCGCATCTGATCGAGAAGCTTGACGTTGGCCGTCCACTTGTCGAAATCGGCTCCCCTTCGTATCGACTCGAAAAGTTCCTTGGTGGTCCCGTCGCCGGATATGTGGACGGCCCTTACGTTCTCCTTCAGCACTCGTTCGGGGATTGATGACCAGAACTTCTCGTCGAGCATAGTTCCGTTTGACATGATTGTGATCTCGGCCGCTCCCTCGTAGGTGGTAAGGAGTTCCTTGTAATATGGCGATACGGCGACTTCGCCGTCACCGGCAATTACAAGTTTCGAGGCTGTCTTGGCGAATTTCTTGGCCGTCTCGGCCATTCCCGGCGTAGTCCGGTCCTTGCCGAACGTGAACGGTCTGCACGTGAGGCAGTCAACTACCCACGCCCTAAAGGGCGGGAGCTTGTAAAGCTCCAACGTGTTTCCACCGAGGAGACTTACATACGATTGGCCGGTTGGCTGGCGGCCTGCCCGATAGGTATGACGAGCATACGAACCGGGATGGTTAGACTGCATTTCAGCAATCCGCTTTACTCGTAATGCATCTTGAATCCGTTATGTATGTGGCTACCGAATCCAATCAAACCGTTTCCTCACCAAGCCACGAGCCTCTTTTGGACTTTTAGATGAGTGCCTTTTATTTCAGCAAGACTTTCAGCGTTGTGTACAATATAGTTTATAATTTTCTATTTGGCAAGTGGGCATTCCTATGCCGCCCTAAAGGGACGGCATCTTCCTGCCCACACTTTTTTGTGAAGGTTGCACCTGTCGTCGAAGGATACTATCACGGTCGAGGGAATTGGCACGTTTTTAATGTATTCGTTGCCTTTCTTGAACAAGTATACTTCGGGATATTTTTCCTTTATCTCTTCCTCGGTATACCATGACTCTGTTTTCTGGGCGAACACCGGGCAGGCGTGGCAAGCGCCGTAGTCGTCATCGGCGATTTTTCTGCGGAACCGTTTCCATTCGGGGCTGTTCCAAGCGTCCATCGCATTTTCTGGCGGTATCATCAGCAGTTCTGCCTCGTATGTCGGGAGGTGCGATGCGCAACACGGAAGGAGGCTACCATTGGTGAGATTGAGCGTTGTGAGTGGGTATATGCACGACTTTTTCATACTTGCTAAAAATATAGCAAAATTGCCATTATATAAACTATCGGGTAATTGACCGTTAGAACTACCATAAAGATGAACGACAAGGACGCAAAACAGCTTTTGACCGGCATATTGAACGACGACACCGCCACGGTTAAACGGATCGTGGGCTCGTACTTCGAGTCGTGCATGTCAGCCGAGGTGAGAAAGGCGTCCAGGGCCGTGATGGAGTCTATCGGCGAGCAGGGGAAGGTTCTATATGGCAACTGAGCTGTACGGTGAATGGATATTCGAGGGTTCCACCGCCTCCATGGTGGACAGGAAGGACGCGTTTGGCGCACCGGTCAAGCGTCTGATCATCGAGGGAACTGCCATCCAGTGCGACATTCCGGGAATCAACAACCGCGCTTACCCGAAGCGCATCATCGAACGCGAGATGAACCGACTGATAAAGGACTTCGTCCGTCATGGCCGTCTCGCCGCGTCATTGAACCATCCGAGACTGTCCCCGGAAGGCGATGCGAAAGACTATCCGATCTTCGAGATGGACCTGGACAGCATCTGCGCCCTTATCGAGGATATGCACATGGAAGGTAACGACCTGAAGGTGCGAATGGTCGTGCTCGAGGAGACGAAGGCAGGTCATCAATTGGCCGCGCTCATTCGTGGCGGTTATCATCCGGGATTCTCACTGCGTGGTGCCGGTAGCACGATTTCATTGGGTGACCACGAGGAAATTGCCGACGACTACACGATGATCACCATCGACGTGGTTGGCAACCCGTCATTCGGCCAGCCAGCCATCTTCAACGCGCGTACCGAGGGTGTTTCCGACAAGAAGGGTGCTGCTCTTGTTGAATCCGTTGGCGGACCGCGACCGCTGGTTGAATCCGTTGAATCTGTCATGCATCGCTACGGCCAGGAAATTGCCAACTGCTACGCCAACTGCAAGGTAGGCTATGGCCTTTATAACAGAGATGCACTAATTTCTGCTTTGCGAGGCTTAGAATGGAACTAAGGTCAATATTAACCGAAGAAGAGCTGTCCGGTATTTCTCCGGAACTTGTTGCCAAGATCGAGTCGGCTTGTGCTGCCGAGATTCGTGACGCCAGCGGGACGGATAAGCAGAGAAAGCAAGTCGACAAGATGCTGGAAGCTGTGTCTGCAAAGGCCGAGACGATGATCGCCGAGGCTGTAGCCGAGAACGTGTCAAAGATGAAGTCCGACGCGATAAATGACCAGATGTACAAGGTGCTGTGCGCCGTGTCCGCCTGTCTGGAGAGCGCGAACATCCCGGTCACGCTGAACAACTCTACCCTCGAGGAGACCAAGCGTCTAGCCGAGCAGCTGGCCGAAGTGAACAAGAAGCTGAAGAATGTTTATGCCGAGCGCGAGGACTTGAAGGACAAGCTCAACGAGGCCGAGAAGAAGTCCTACATCATGCGTCTCGTACAAGGCTTGAAGCCCAATGTGGCACAAGCCGCCATAGAGCACTTCATGAAATACGACGTTCGCGATATCGATGCCGACAGCGTCATGAAGTTCATCGACAACTCTTCGAATGACCTGTATATGCTGGATGTCGATCCGGAACGTGACGGCAAGCTCAACATGGATAACGTGATGAATGCGTTGAAGGACATCGACACCGAGCTTGATCGCGAGACCAAGCTTGATTCGGTCGGCGGTCCGGAAGACATGAAGGACATCGATTACGAGTTTGGCGGCGAAAATCCGTTTGCCACCAAGAAGGCGGTGAAGACCACGCCAAAGCTGGAGGCTCTCGGTAAGGGTCTGAAGCCCCAGCGTGTAGCGGTGGCTACACCGAACATGGTGTGCGAGGCTACCGAATCCATTGCTCCGCTTGGTATGGACGACGCAGCAGATGTTGCCACGGCGATGGACCAGATGCAGGCGTTTGCCGACTTGGGCATAGGCACATATACACAGAAATTCGCCTAAAATGGCGGTAATCAAAAGGAAACAAGGCGCCGGCGTTAAGCCGGCGCTTTTTGATGTAGTTTCATTCCGAGATAAACTAGGCATGTAGAGGTTTTTCATGCGTCAAACAGACTATTCGACATTGGCACCACGCGGTTATGTACAGCAACCACAACCGACGTACCAGCAGCCATACCAGCAGCCGTATCAGCAACCCTACCAGCAAACCGTGCCTCCTCCGCCACCTCAGCAACCCACGCAAGGATTTGCGCCTCGCGGAACTTTTAGGCCGTATCAAGCCATGGGAGATATGGATGGTTCCAAGGAATTCCGTGACGCATACCAGAAGAACCTTGACGCGTTCAACGAGACGAATCGCCGTATTAAGGAAGGCATAAGCGAGAGTGATGCCGTTCAAAATATAAAGCGGATGGCAGAGTTCACTACTCAGGTGGACGGATCTATGGCTTCCGATCATGGTGCGCAAACCGCGTCTCAGCTACTTAACTCGATTGAATTTCTTTGTCTTTCCCTGGAAAATCCCCAGGAATGGATTCCTAAATGTCGTTCTAAGTACGTCGATGCCATGCGTACCAAGACGGCACCGATTGTGGCTGCATTGCGCAAGACGGCTGATACTATACATAATCTGACCGGCGCGGACACGTCTAATAACGCTGACGAATAGTAGGTGGACGGGATGTTTGGGGTGTCGGTAAATCTTGGCGATTACACGTTCCGGTTCGGTGAACTGGGGCAGTCTACACCGGTGACTGTTGAGATTCCCGATGGCGGCGTGGCTCGTTCACTGGAACTCGACTTCGGCTCAGCCGAAGGATTTTCTCTTGCCTATGACGGCAATGACGTGAAGCTGGAAATTCCGGAAGTCACCTATACCGGAGACCATCCGTACAAGAAGTTCAGCTTGACTTTCGTTGTTGGATATACGTTGCCGGAGGACGAAAGCACCGAGTACCCAGACGAATATGATGAGCTAGACGTTCGGTACGAAAAGGTTGGCGTTGACATGTACGCCGTCCTTTACGAGGGTAAGCCGGATATAGACTACATCGAGAATCTTGCTACAAAGGTTTCCGAAAGCGAGTTGGTTACCGTGCATGGCCACAACATGACGGATGGCCTCAGTATCAAGATTTTCAACGGCGAATCCGAGTATGTCGTTCCTCCGGAGGATATCGAGTTCGATATCGGGGATGATGGCTACGGAACCGCCGAATTTACTGTATATCCGCGAATGCTTGCTGAGAATGCCGACGGCACTGAACCTTGCGCCGTGTACGACGTGTATTTCGGTTATGGCAAGAACAATTACAACGTCGGTGACGCGAACTTGATTCGCTACAAGTACGATTCCTCTACGGAGGAAATGCAGAAGTACTCGACTGAAAATTTTACTAGGGAAAAGAAGTGCTACGAGACCGGCACCATGTCGCTGGTATACGATACCGTGGACGAGCATGGCAATCCAGTGTCGAATCCGCAAGCCGATCCGCGTCTTGGGAAGGACATAGTAGTCCGTATAGGCGCGGACGATAACTGCGAAGACTACTTCTACACGATGGTTCGAGTCAAGTACAACAAGAACTTGACACATAAAGCTGGCGAGCTTAAACTTAACGGGATTCAGCTCTATGACGGAGACCTGGTTTGGCTTTCCAACCAGCTTGTCGAAGAAGAGGAAGGTATCTGGGTAGTCCGTACCGGAAACTGGGAAGGATATGATCCGTACCTTTATTCTGGTGCAAACAATGATATTTCGGAACCGGTGTGCCCGGCGAACTGCGTCGACATTCCGGAGCCTTACAAGGTTGGAAAGAACGTATTGGTTGATCTGGGCGCCAAGGCAACTTACCCGGTAGACTATGTATGCAAGGACGACGTTCCGTACAAGTGCGGAAGTCGTACAATATGCGGATACAACGTGGAACCGGGTGCCGTAGTTGCCTTGTTGAACCAGAAGGACGGCAACGGCATATACGTAGTCCGCTGTGGCGAATGGGAACGTATTGGCGACGTGGACGAGGATTCCCTCAAGGGAACTACCGTCGACATGAGCCACTCCATCATAACGCAGAACGACATCGATTTCTGCCGGTGCGGCGGAGTGTTCCACATAGACTATTTCCTGTTGACCCCGTCGTGCTATTTGCACCATTTGCAACGCACGGTCAAGATCCAGTGCGCCGGCGCCTCCATCGTACCTAATGCCGTCGATAGCCAGGTGAAGATTACCGAGTACGTCATCACGGTTGGCGAGGAAGATTCCCTTGTGGGTAATCGTGGCCGTGTTCCGGGTGATCCGGTCAAGGAAGATTGCGCGGTCGTTAATGAGGATTTCGAGGTAGACTTCGGCCTTCACCTGGTGGAGTTCCGCCAGTATGTAAAGAATCCTCCTTGTCTGACATCGCCGGCATGTTCTCCGGTATGCGACATACCGAGGTTCTACAACCTCCGCATGACGGACGACTACACGAACAGCAACGACCGGAACGGGTTTACCATCAAGTTCTGGAGACACGAATCGGACGGATGGCATCTCTATGCCTATATCGGCTCGGGTACACGTACATACGGCGTCGATTACTATGTATATCATTTGCACGTTGCCGGAAAGGCTTCCGAGACACAGGTGGACGTGAACGAACACGACTGGTTCACCGTGAACGATGACAGCAAGGGCGTTCTTGCCTTGGGCGACGGAGCCGACTGCTTCGGGCTTTGCGACGACACATGGGAATTCCAGTACAAGGATGCTGACGGAAATATTGTCCGTACGCATAACCTCGACAGCAGTACATTGTACATGCCGTGGCGCATCCGCTGTACTACGACATTGCTGGCGCATTGCAATTATGACGACCACAAGCCACGTACCACATGCAAGGACATGGAGGACATGGCCAAGCAAATTGCCGCGTCTGGCGACATGTGCTATCGTTGTTCTGGGACGGGGGAGATCGGTGGAGACCCTTGCCCGGTGTGCGAAGGTACCGGACGTTACCCGGAAGGGTACATGCACGGCATGCCGCACCTGTTCGGCGTGGCGTATTATACCGAGGTGATGTCCAAGTCCCAGTTCGTTGCCGAGTACAACAAGTACAACCCGGATTGCATCGGTTTCGTGAAGAAGCCGGACGAGGTGCTTGTTACTGACCAGACGGATTCTACCGGAGTATCCTCGGCCATTGCTACCGACAACACGTCCGGTGATGCATACGAGGCTATCACGCCGGCGTCGACCGCGTCCTATGTGGAGGATCGCGTGTATGGCGGTACGTCCGGATCGGCAATATATACGTTCAAGCGGATTTCCGAGCTGGATGTCAAGTCGGGTACCGGAGAAGACGAGACTCGCGACTGGCTTCCGGTCACCTCTGCGGAAGTCGATGGCGAACGTATTACAGTTCGTGTCCCATACCCGATGGGCGATTTCGACAAGAATTACGACGAGATCGATGGAACTGCTGTACACAAGGACATCTGTACCATCTGTAATGGTGTCGGTGTTGTCAATGGCGAACAGTGCCCGGTGTGTGAGGGAACTGGTTTCGGCGGCGAACGTGGTGCGGTCACTGTCAACGAGAATGGTGTTATCAGCTTGCGCATAGATGACGCCACCCTTGGAGTTACCGTTGACGGCAAACTCTACGCTCGGGATCAAGTCCATGCCAAGGACGGAGGCGGTATTGGTGAGGACGATACCGGTATATTCGTCAAGGTTGATGAGGACACCATCAAGATTGGCGAGGATGGATTCCTCTATGCCGACATCAATACGTTGCCCCTCGAGATCATTGCAAACGGCACTGATGTCATGGGCGGTACTGACAGTATTTCGCTCGGTAACATATTCGACTACGGGGCGAATGTCGTGCATATGCACTTCGACCTCGACCTCGTGTCGGCTGGTTACGCTAGTGCGGTGTCTTATACCAGGTTCAGCATTGTCGTCAACGACGGCGAGACTGAGCTGTATAGGTCGGCGCCGTTCCTGTGGGACCAGACTGCGCCGTATTCCATGCTCAACTTGGACGCCATCGTGCAGGCCGCGCCGGAAGCCGAACTTTCAGTATCACTGGTGGCGGTAAACGGAGATACGTTCCCAGCATTTACCGACGGTGATGGTTCGAACCGTGTCGTGTGGTCGATCAGTGCCGTTCCGAGCAGATTGAACTAATTTCTTAAACAGAGAATAATCGGTTTTTTCTATGAAAAATCACAATATCAACGGCCCGAAGAAGCGCCCAGCCAATCCAGCCGTATTCGACGAGAAGGGACGCCAGACTGTCGCGTCCATGAAGTACGACAAGATAGACAAGGATTACCTCACGAAGCTGCTGTTGGAGCACAAGAAAGACGTGGAGACCTACGGAAAGGGATACCCGGTGTCCAACGACCTCGCCACGGCAATCCAGATTGTCATCAAGAAGACTGCCGGCATGATGTCGTGGCGCAAGTACACTGACACGTGGAAGGAGGATATGTACGCGAGGGCCCAGTTCTGTGCCATCAAGTACTGCCACTCGTTCGACCCGGAGAAGATGGCCGAGAATTCAAAGAACAAAGACCCCTACTACTACCTCGGCCAGATCGTGTCGCGAGCCTTCATGCAACAGGTCACCGAACTCAAGAAGAAGTCCAAGTACATCAAGTTTACCTCGCTGAATGAGAATATCCTTCATGAGTGCATCAATATCGACGAGTACGCCGGCGTGATCGAGCGTGAAGAGAAGAGGGCTCTCGAGGAAACCAGCGGTAACATCGGTCTTGAGGACGTTGATATCAACGAGGCGGTCGCGAAACTGGACAAGGTTGATCCTTATGTGGATGCCAAGGTGAACGAACTGGCCAAGAAGCTGGTTGACGAGGAAGGCATCGACGAGGAATCCGCCTTCCAGGAAGCCAAACGCATAATTGCCGTCAAGAAGAAGTGCGAGGCTAAGGCTAAGGCAGAGAAGGCGGCCAAGTCGAAAAAGTAGCCTTTTCAAAAGGGAACACGGACTGTCGGTATTTGAAATACCGGCAGTTTCTTTTTTGTGCAGAATAGATAAACTGAATGCAAACACGAGGAATTATACAATGGCCCAGAACATTAACAGCGGAAACGTACTGGCGATGTACGGCACAAACTTTGATACGCACCCTGACTGGAAGCACGACATATACGTGCAGACACAGAGCCTTATCCCTGGTGTAAGCGACATTAAGTCCGGAAAGGCCGATGCGTTCGTGAAGCGTGCCGCGACGCAGATGTACTGGCATACAGAAGATCGTCTCGCCGCCGAACAGGACAAGTTCCTTGAAGATGATCCAGTGAACAATACGCCGGGCCGTGGACAGCGTAACTATCGCCGTATGGAATACGATATTACCGAGAATCCAAATGGCAAGGGTGCCGAGAAAGACCGCAAGGCCGCCGAAGAGAAGAAGGAACTTACGAACGCCGAGGTCGTTGACATGCTTAACAAGTTCAAGTACACGATGTGTTCTACTGCGAGCGCATGGGGAAACGAACCCATCAAGCAGAAGGACTATCAAGACCAGATCAAGCTTCGGTAGTGGTTTTCTTCCTTTTGCACTACCGGGGAGGTCGCCGAATGGCGACCTTTTCCTTTTTTGGCACGCTTTTTGCTATATGGATGGCAAAAAGGGAAATCAGTTTTAAACAAAGGAGAAAACCTATGAGTAACAAATATCCCGCACTGTTTAATTTCTTCGGTCTTGACCCGTTTGACTTCGGCGAGACTAACCTCGCCAACGGCTTCTGCAACATGAACAAGGAGCTGACCAACATGGCCAAGGCGTTCCGTTGCGCGGCCAATGCACCTAACGTGCACCATGTTCGCGACGAGAAACAGGAAGTCTTCTACGTGGAGCTTCCGGGCTGTAAGAAAGAGGACATCAAGGTCACTGTTGAGGACGAGAATACCATCGGCATCAAGGCGACTCGAAAAATCGGTGGCAAGGAGTCCAAGTTCGACACCACGCTGTATAGCGACATGGACATCGAGAATGCCAAGTTGGCGTACGCCGACGGCTTGCTCACCATTGTCGTAGAACCGAAGAAGGTGGTTGAACCAGAACGTAAGGTTCTGGAAGTGAATTAAAATACAAAAACTATAATTAAATTTCTATTGAAAATATACTTTAAATATTCATAGTTTGCAATAGTTTTCTATAAAAATGATTTAGCAAAAGGAGTACAAAGGAAAAAGGCCGCATCACTGCGGCCTTTTTTGTGGACTGAAAAGTTTTTTAGCGTGCGATCCAGTTTCTGTAGTAGTTGATGCTCTTCCGTACGTCATTGACCTTCGCCGGGTCGGCGTCCTTGAGGGCTTGTACGGCCACGGATTCGAGGAACGCCTTGGGTTCCCGGTCGCCACGCATGGCTTCCAGCGCGTCGATGGACTCGAACTTTGCCTTGTCGGCGTCGGTGAGCTCGGTGTCGACGTCACGGATAACCCCGAACGCCTTGATGACGCCCTCGATCTTGGGTTTGTTGCTGTCTGTCATCAGCTGGCGTGTTTTGTAGATGAAATACTTTTCCTTGTCGGTAGCCGGTCTCATTTGAAATCCTCGTGCCTTATGCAGTCAGTTTATACGGTCGTTGCCGGATGAAACCGATAAACTAGACATGCACACGAGGATGGCCATGACACCGTACTACTACGTCAGGGAAATAGAGAAGATAATGATCGCGTTGATGGACGTGTTCAATAACCTTCGCGTGAACAAGTACAAGGACCTGGCGCGCAAGGAGTACGACCGCACGATCGCGGTGCCTATCGTCACCCACAGCAATGCGAACTTTGCCAACTACGTGTCCTCGACGCTCACGACGCAAGATCCGATGCCGGTTCCCATCATCGGCTTCCGTTTCACGTCCAACAGCCACGACGACCCGAACATGGTACAGCCGTGCTACGCGCGTGAAATCTTGTCGATGCCGTTGCAGAAGTTCATCCGGGATATCCAGCCGACCCCGTTCGTGTTCAATTTCGAGATGACGGTGCTTTCCAACAACTGGTCGGACTACGTACAGTTGAAGGAGCAGATAGAGGCGTACTTCAATACGTACAGGGCCGTTAGGATCAAGGAGTTCGACTTCGCTCCGGAAATCGAGCGACCGATACCGTTCAAGCTGTCCTCGTGGAGCGAGTCGATCGACGACGAGAAGGCGAACACGAGCAACGAATACCAGTTCTACAAGACTACCTACAATATAGAGGCGCACGGCGTGATGCATCGTCCGTACGAGATACCGGCTATCATCAAGTATGCGCAGATGAATTTCAATGTGAATAACGAGCTGATCGATTCTCTCCAGGTATTTGTGTATCCGGACGAGATAGCGAAACAGAAGAAACACCTCTGGGAAACCATAGAACCGTCTATTCGTGAGGGATGGTCGTTGTTGAAGTCCTTCACACGGACACTGGTGAGGCGCACCGACGAAGACGACAATGAGTATTGGGAGGACGTGACTATGAAGAGCTACGACCTCACCAATAGCGAGATTACTGGCTACAACCAGGTGGGAAATCCTATATCCGGCTATAACCCTATATTGAAAGGATATATGGAGGATGCCGACGGAAACTTGATCAAGGACGAGAACGGGGATCCCATTCCCATCTACGACTGGGAGGAGATTGTCGTTGGCGACGTTAATCGACCGGTGGAAGTGCCCTCGTTCGACCTCATCCACCTCAACTTCGACGAGGACACCTCGCTGGAGAAGGACTTCAGCGGGCTTAATAGGGATTTCGTCGCGGTAAATCCGGAATCCAGGGAGTTCGTTCCTGACCTGGCCCCCGGAAACGGCAATTATACTCCGGATGGCTACAAGCCCAACACCAACTGGTCGCAGATCCTGGAATGGTTCGGTGACAACAAGGAAGGAAAGATTGAATCGTCATACACGTTCAAGGCTACTTTGCAGTTCAAGGTGCCCGATGCAGACACCGTGTTCCAGTACCTGTACAATCCGACCGACGTCACCCTGTCGGACGGAACCGTGATACCAGCGGAGACCGTCTGGTTCGACTGGGGAATCCAGGACAAGAGGCTCTACTTCACCTACCACACGTCATCACAGTATCATCGGTTCACCAGCGCGAAACTTGAGCTGGACGACACCACCATCTATTCATTCTACTTCGTGCTGTATAACGAGGGGCAGAACGGCGCATTCGGCGTACGAACCAATTTCTCCGAGACCATGATGGCGCTTGAGACAAAGGAACTAACATGATAGATTTTAAAGCACTGTTGAGGAAAAAGGAAGATGAAGGCCGCCAGTCGGGGTACTCCGCCGTGGAGGCTCGAGGCGTAGCGTCATCCGACCAGACTTTCTACAATGCTCTGTTGAAACACAAGGAAATCAAGGCCAAGGTGGCCGAGAAGCAGAAACCGCTTCCTCCGATGCCACACGCCGACTTGAAAGTACCGCAGATGGACGCAGTGAAGAACTTTTTCGACGACAGGCAGTACGACGACAAGCCATATGACTTAGATGGACCAGCCAACATGGCGGCCGTAGTGAATA